GACCCCCAGAAAATATCACACCAACAAGAAGAATTAGGGATGATATTTGCGGATTTAGATACCGCTTGTGAACTTATGAAAAAAGAAGAAAAAATGATAATAGCGGAACTAACGCTTCAATTTTCACGGCAAAAAATGTATAAGAATATGAAAGAGTTAGATGGTTTAATTTATAACCACGACAAGTTTAGGGATTTCACTAATAGATATAGTGAAACCTTAAAGAAAAGGAATAGAGCCAAAATAAGGTTCGAATCCTTTAAAGCGTTTAGAGATGACCTAAGAACTAAGGTGGTCAATGAACGAGAACTGGCGAAACACAACTTATAGAAAGGAGTTTGAAATGCCAAAATCACAAAAGGAAAATATCCTAGAGTACCTTCAAATAGGTAACAAAATAACCCCATTGGAAGCTTTATATCAATTTGGTTCTTTTAGATTAAGTGCCATCATCTTTGAATTAAGGCAAGAGGGTTACAACATAATCACTCACAATAAAACTGTGGATGGAAAAACCTTTGCGGAATATGAACTTTTGAAGGGTACAAATAATGGTTGATTATGATAATTCAAAAAGTTTCCTAGAGTGGGAAATGGACAAAGCTATTGACCAAAAAAAAGAACACGCTTTAGCCAAACATTCAAGTGAAATAAGGGTAATGGATAGGCTTATAAATGCTATTGATGAGTATTTAATTCGATTTGGCAGGGAAAGTAATGTGCATGACCAATGCTTTGAGTTGAAAAAACAAATTGAAGAAAACAAAAAGCACACTCAAGAATACATGGATAAGATATGAGAGAGCATTTTGAAAAATTTGATTTGTTGCCTTTGTCCTTCAGCCACCTCAATGAGTTTGCTTTTTATCGTGAACGGTGGGCATTAAGACGAATATTCGGGTACGAGTTTCCAACAAGTGCATCAGCCGTCAGAGGGCAGTCTGTGGAGAGTGGCATCAATATGTTTCTCAATGGAATACCTATAGAAGAAGCTGCAGAAAAGATGATTGCTGAATTTGATGCAAACTGTTCAAGAATAAATGACCCTAAAGTAGAGGATGAACGAAATAACTTAGTGCCACTCTTAAATCTAGGTACTAAGGAGTTTCAGAAGTATGCTTACTCATGGAATCTATTGACCTATCAAAAAAAGGTTGAATTAGAAATAGATACCATACCTTTTGTGGGATACACCGATTTTCATTTTGAGGACAAAAAGACAAAAGAGGATTTTTATATAGACTTGAAAACGTCTAAAAGCCTACCACAAAGGATTAGTATTTCACATTCTATGCAACAATCCATATATCAGTCAGCGACAAATGCCAAGCAAATCTTGTGGTATCTGAAGAACCCTACCAAAACAAAGGATGCTGAATTTATTGCTATGTCGTTAGATGATTACGCACAGCCTATGCGGATATGTAAGCACATTCTAAAGGTCATGGGTAATTACCTAAAAACTGTTGATAACCCAGATGACGTTAGAAACTCTTTAGTGCCGAATCCTGACAACTGGATATGGAAAGAACCTACTGTTTTCCAAGCTAGAAAGGACGTTTGGGGATATTAAACCAAAAAACCCCTTTAGGTTTTCATCTAGAGGGGTTACAATAAACTAAGATTGGAGTTCGAAAAAATGATTATTCACGAAAATTCAAAACCAACGCAGAAAATGAAAGCGTGGTATCTATTCACAGAAGACTTTATCGCAGGTACGCAACATCTTTCAGCACAATCACTAGGCATATATATAAGGCTATTATGTTTTAACTGGAACAAGCGTTGTGCAGGTATACCAAAAGATAAGGAAACACAGTACAGAATTGCCAGTTGTTTCACTAATTCTGAATGTAGTAGCTGTGATAACGTCATAAAAGAATTTTTTGTTCTTGTTAATGACCACTATCAAAATGAAAGACAACTACAGGAATATCTTTATATTTCAAGGAGAATGGAAGCATCTAAGGAAAATGGAAAGCTTGGTGGTAGACCAAAAAAACCTAGCACAGAACCTAAAGGTAACCTAGATAAAACCCCCCTACCCCTAACCCCTACCCCTAGTCCTAAACAAACCAAAGTAAGTTATGCACCCTTATTTTTGAAATTTTGGGAAAAGGTAGCGAATAAAGTATCCAAAGGTACAGCCGAAAAGAACTACATGAAGCTAGAAGACGAATGGATAGAAAAGCCAGAAGAACTAGCAGAAATGTATAATAAGTACTACAAATCTGTAGAGGACAAAAAGTTTGCTAAACAACCTGCATATTGGCTTTCAGCGAAAAAGTATGAAGATGAAAAACCCAAAGCACCCAGTACAGAAAAGGTTGATTTGTATGCTTTAAGACTCAAAGACTACAAAAAGGTCGTAGAAGAAAAAAGGTCTAGGAATTATGTTTCTCAACAAGCTTTACAACATATTGAAGAAGTGCAGAGAGCTATAAAAGATGGTGAGTTTTCTAAAGAACAAGCCGAAACATATTTAGATTTAAGAGGGTGGTTATAGTGCTTGAGATTATAACCTTTACAATGTATCTCATCACTATCACAGATATAGAAACGGCTAATGTGGAAGTTCACCGCCTTGTATTTGACAATCATACTGAATGTATAGCGTTAGCCACAGCCATCAACCAAGTTCGTGACCCTATTTCTACAAAAAAGAATTGTAGAAGGGTCATCAACTATTATTGGGATTTGCCATGAGTAAAGCACAAAAGATAATAGGCTTTGGTGACAATAGGGAAAAAAATGATTTCTATGCAACACCAGAAGAGTCAACAGAAAGCCTGTTGAGGGTTGCAAGTTTCAGAGGTGATATCTATGAACCCTGTTGTGGGCAAGGGCATATATCCAAAGTTCTTATAAAACATGGCTTCAATGTGTTTTCTAGTGACTTGGTAGATAGAGGATATGGAACACCACGCATAGACTTTCTCATGGAAACCCAGGAGCACGACAACATTATTACAAACCCACCATTTAAGAACGCATTAGAGTTTGCTGAAAAGGCTGTAGAACTAGCTAGATATAAAGTGGCTTTACTTCTCAAACTAAGCTTTCTGGAAGGTGTAGCAAGGCGAGATTTCTTCAAGAGTTACCCACCAGAAAAAGTATGGGTATTTAGTCAAAGACAGGCACTAATGAAGAATGGCCAAGCTTATAGTGGTGGTATGTTAGCACTAGCATGGTTCATTTGGTCAAAAGGTAATATTGAATCACCAACAATAGGATGGATATAATGGATAAAGATTTCGAAAAAATATTTGCACTCAAGCCTATAGTTCCAGACACAGGACAAAGGAATACAAGAGTGTTTAAAAAGAAAACAGTAGAGATAATGAAAAAACTTGCCAACAAACAAAGAAAAGAAAATAAGAAAAAACTTTGAAAATTTATTATTTATTGATAAATATTTGAAGTGGCATGGAGTGGGTATAACTAGAGGGTTATTATCTTTGTGCCACACCAGACCTAACTATGGGGTATAAATAGGATGGCTAGACCAAAGAAGTACAACATAGATACAAAACAACTACAAAAACTTGCATCATTCGGTTGTACTAATATAGAAATGGCTGATTTCTTTGGCTGTTCACCAGACCTTCTTGAAAAGAGTTATTCGGAATTTCTGACAAAAGGGCGTTCAGAAATGAAAATGCGTCTTAGGCAACTACAATGGAAGTCAGCGGAAAAGGGTAATGTGACCATGCAAATATTTTTAGGTAAGAATATTTTAGGTCAGCAAGACAAGATAGAACAAAGTGAATTAGATGAACCGCTAGTGTGGTCGGCTGATTAATGCCACTAACATCACCACAAAAGAAAGTAATTAAAGATGACTCACGATTTAGAGTGCTTATTACAGGGCGTAGGTTCGGTAAAACATATTTAGCTATAAATGAGTTAGCTAAGTTTGCAAGTCAGCCTAATAAAAAGGTTTGGTATGTTGCACCAAGTTACAGACAGGCAAAGGCTATCTGTTGGGGTGTTCTCAAGGAAAAGATGTTACAACACAAGTGGGTAAAGAGCATCAACCATAGCGATTTAACTATTACACTCAAGAATAACAGCCAGATAACACTAAGGGGAAGCGATAACGAAAATTCACTAAGAGGCGTAGGTCTTCATTTCCTTGTGATGGACGAGTTTGCAGATACAAGCAAAGAAACATGGTATGAGGTGCTTAGACCTACATTGTCAGACACAAAAGGTTATGCGTTATTCTGTGGTAGTCCTAGAGGGTTCGGGAACTGGTCTTATGAGTTATACAAGATGGGCGAAACTAATAAGGACTGGAAAAGCTTTCAATATACTACACTGGAGGGCGAACAAGTAAGTGAAGACGAGATTGAACAAGCAAAGCAAGACTTAGACCTTAGAACATTTCAACAAGAATACGAAGCAACATTCGTCAACTATTCTGGAATGATTTATTACAACTTCAGTAGAGATAAAAACATAGTAGAGCAGCACAAGAAGAATAGTGGCATATTACACATAGGTTTAGACTTCAACGTAGACCCTATGAGTGCTGTTGTCTGTGTTATAGAAAATGATAGAATTTATGTGATAGATGAGATACAAATATATAGCAGTAATACGAATGAAATGTGTGATGAAATCAAAACCAGATACAAAGGGAAGCAAATAGTGGTTTATCCAGACCCCAGTGCTAGACAAAGAAAAACAAGTGCAGGTGGAATAACCGATTTAGCTATATTGAAAAATAATGGTTTTGATGTAAGATGTAAGAATACAGCACCTTTAGTAAGGGATAGGATAAACGCAGTAAATAGCAAGTTAAAGAACGTAAATGGTAAAAGTAGTTTATTTATTGTTAAGTCCTGTAAAAATGCGATCAAAAGCATAGAACGACAGATTTACAAGGAAGGTACGCATATTCCAGACAAAGATAGTGGATATGACCATATGAATGATGCTCTAGGGTACTTAGTAGAGTATAATTTTCCACTAAAAAGGAATTTTGCACCAAGCCATCCTAAAAGGTGGAGTTAATGGATAGAGAAACACTTACAAGCAAACACGACTTATGGAACGCTAATATTTCTAATTGGGAGTTCTATATCCGCAGTTATTTAGGTGGCAACGATTACAAAAATGGCTATTACTTGCACCGATATGTTTTAGAGTCACCAGAAGAATATGACGCAAGAATAAGACACACACCAGTAGACAACCATTGTAAGAATGTCGTTCAGATATACACAAGCTTTTTATGGCGTGTTCCCCCAACAAGGGATTATGGGTCGTTAGATGGTGACGAACAATTAAGGTCATTTCTCATGGACGCTGACTTAGATGGTCGCTCATTCAACACAGTTATGCGTGAAGTGCAAATGAACGCTAGTATTTATGGAAACTGTTGGGTGATAGTCGATAAGCCACAGTCAAACGCCAATACAAGAGCAGAAGAACTAGCACAGGATATCAGACCTTATATCAGTATCTACACCCCAGAAAATGTTGTGAACTGGAATTACAGGCGTTCAGCTAGTGGTAGGTTCTATCTTGATATGTTGATGGTAGTTGAGGATATAAACTCAGATAGGGCAATAATTAAAGTATTCACAGAAGAAACAATAAGCACCTATGAAGTTGAAGAGTATCAAGAAGAATACACGGAAGGGGATGCAAAGCTATTAGAAGAAGTACTTAACCCATTAGGAAAGATACCTGCCGTCAATGTCTATAATCTAAGGGGTGCTAAAAGACCAATAGGCATAAGTGACCTTGCGGATGTAGCCTATTTGCAACAATCTATTTACAACGACTATTCAGAGAAAGAACAGTTAATCAGACTGGCTAACCACCCAAGTCTTGTGAAAACACCTAATGTAGAAGCTAGTGCAGGTGCAGGGTCTATAATAGAGATACCAGAAGACCTTGAAGCAAGTCTAAAGCCTTACATAATACAGCCAAGCGGTCAGAACCTAGATGGAATAATGAAGTGTATTCAAAACAAAGTAGACGCTATTGACAGGATAACGCACATGGGTTCAGTAAGGGCAACAGGCACACAAATAGCTAGTGGTATAGCTCTGCAAACAGAATTTCAGTTATTGAACGCACGATTATCAGAAAAAGCAGATTATCTTGAAAATGCAGAAGAACAGATTTGGGGTTTGTTTGCTATGTGGCAAGATAAGCAGTTTGATGGTTCGGTAAACTACCCAGATACGTTTGATATCAGAGATTGGGCGAATGACCTTCAATATCTTCAGATGGCTAAAGCTAGTGGTATTAAGTCCGAAACATTTAACAAGGAACTAGATAAGCAGATAGCACAGGCAGTCATTGACGATAGCGAAATGATAAAATCTATAAATGAAGAAATAGACTCTGCTAGAACAGTTAGAGGGCAGTTCCAAACCACAGAAGTAGAAGGACAGACAGTTGAAGAAGAAGCGTAAACGTAGGCTAGTTCCCAAAGATAAAAGAACTGGTATTCCTAAAAAATATCTATCTGGTCTAAAAGGGGCAAAAAGAAGTGCTAGAGCAAGTTTATTAAAACAAGTAAGTGCCTTATACAAAGCAGGTGCAAGAATACCACGCTCATTACTTAGAAGAAGGAACAGGACATAATGGTGGTTAGAAGAAAACCTTTATCAGCAAAGACACTAGCAACATTAAGAGCAAAAGCAAAGAAATCTAAATTGTTTAGTCTTGGTGACCTCAAAGCTTCTTTTCGTAGGGGGCAAGGTGCATTTCTTTCCGCAGGGTCAAGGCCTAGAATGTCTATGAACCAATGGGCAATGGCTAGAGTCAACAAGCTAATAAGCAGGGGTCGGTCTGGTACATTCGACAAAGATATTATCAAAAGAGCAACAAAAAGAAAAAAGAAATAGCTGCAATCCCAGGGAAAAAGGCAATAAAATCAAGGACTTAGCATGGCAAAATACAGGGGAAAAGACGTAAAGCTAAACAAGCCATTTAGATTATCTACAGCCGAATCAAAGCGAAAAAAGTTTGGTGTATATGTAAAAAACAAATCTACTGGTAAGATAAACAAAGTTACATTTGGTGCTAGGGGAATGTCTATCAAGAAGAACATACCTGCACGACAGAAATCATTCTTAGCTAGAATGGGTGGTGTTCTGAAAGAGGTCAAAGGGCAGAAATCTTTATCACCTGCTTTCTGGTCAATTAAAGCTTGGAAAAAAGACTTTCCCCTATAATGTCAAAAATATTAGATAAATTAGCTGACCAACACGAACAGCGTATTATTGATGTACTTTATAGGCTAGAAGAAGACGTAATCAGAGAAGTTACAAGAGCCACAGGGGGTAAGCTTGTTTCACAAAGATTAGCGATACAACTACAACCTGCAATTAGAAACCTAGTGGAAACCACATTCCTAGACGAAGCGGATACCATCATAAATGAAGAATATAACAAGATTGCAAAAGAGGTCTTAGATACTTTTGGAGAGATGCCCATACCCAAGAAGTTTAAAAGCCTAACCAAAGTGGACTTAGCCACCTTAAATGCTCTCAAAACACAATCATTTAGTGGATTTGAAGATATAGCAGAAAGATTTTTGAAAGTTATCAATGATGAAGTATACCAAAGCACCATAGCAGGTAGGCCATTTGATGACATGGTGGCTAATATTCGTTCCCATATCAACGGAGTCTATAAGCAATCAAATGTTGCTGAAATAAATGAACTGGTAGACTTTATAAACGAAAACAAATTCGATAATGCTAAGAAAGCAGAGATAGAGGAAGCGGTCAGAAAGTTACATACACAATACGCTAGTGACAGAGCAGGGAATAATCTTAGACGTTACGCAAGTCAGATAGCACATGACTCAGTGATGCAGTTTCATGGACAGTTTACAGTTGCTAAAGCTAAAGACGCAGGGTTGACCCATTACAGGTATACAGGCACATTAGTAAGAGATAGTAGACCTTTCTGTAGAGATATGTTAAATAAAACATTAACCGAAAATGAAATTCGGGATATTTGGAATAATCAAGGGTGGCAAGGCAAGTCCACAGGTGACCCATTCATTGTTCGTGGTGGTTATCGTTGTCGGCACACTTGGATTCCAACTAACCCAGATTGGGATATATAGGAGTTATAAATGGAAGAGAACCAAGTAGACCAGACTACAGAAACAAAAGAAGAAGAAACACCACAAGTAGAAGAAACATCTAGTGAGGTAATGTTTACAGAAGATGAAATGAATGAAATTGTTAAAAAGCGATTAGGCAAAGAAAGAGGTATATGGTATAAAAAGCTTGGTGTTGAGGACTTTGATACAATTCAAAAAGCTGTAAAGTCACAAAAGGATGCAGAAGAAAAGCAACGTATTCAAAAGGGTGAGTTTGAGGAAATACTCAAAACAAGAACGCAAGAGTTCAACAAAGAAAAAGAAAACTTAGAAAGTCAGCTAAGAGATATCAAGATAAACAAGTCGTTATTATCTTCAGCTTCAAAGAATAAAGCTATCAATCCAGACCAAGTAGTTGAGTTGTTAAAAACTAATATTCAACTTAATGAAAGTGGTAACGTAGAAATTCTTGATAAAAACGGAATAGCACGTTATAGTAAATCGGGTGAACTTTTGACCACAGACGAATTAGTGCAAGAGTTTCTTACACAGAACCCTCACTTTGTCAGTGCAACCCCTAGTGGTTCTGGCACAGTGTCAAATGTGGATAGGCAAGAACTCAACAAGCCTTTAAATCTGAGTGATTTAGACATGAATAACGCAAAAGACAGGGAAGCTTATAGAAAATATAGGAAAGAAAAAATGTCTCAGCCTTTTGTAATTAATTCGAAAATATAAATTGTTTTATTTAAAGGAGTAAAAAATGGCAAATGAAACAACCAGTAGTACCATTTCGGAACTCTACACCGAAATTGTAGCCGAAGCTATGTTCACAGCTAGTGAGCAATCAATCATGAAGGGTCTAGTAAGAAACTACACAATCGCAGGTGGTGGTAAGTCTGTTGAAGTGCCGATTTATCCAACAGTATCAGCAGCAGCGGTAAGTGAAGCATCTGACCTTTCGAACACAGCTATTAACCCAAGTTCTGTAACTATCACAGCATCAGAAGTTGGTATTATGACAACCTTAACTGATTTAGCTAGAAATTCAGCATCAAGAAATGTGGCGCAAGATATTGGGCGAGTTTTCGGAGAAGCTATAGCCAGAAAGATTGATTTAGACCTAACAGCATTATTTGATGGGTTTTCAACTTCAGTTGGTGGGCAAGATGCAGCACTTTCAGCAGATACAGTTGCACAGGCACACGCTAATTTAAGAAATAACTCTGTACCTATGAATGACTTAGCATTAGTTGTTCACCCAATGGTTGCTCATGACCTAAAGAGAGGTATGACAAACACCTATGCAGGTTTAGATACTGATATTTCTAATGAAGCGTTGCGAACTGGTTTTATAGGCACTTTGTTTGGTGTTCCAGTATTTGAAACAGCGAATATGGCCAACACAGGAACAACAGGTGACTATAAGGGTGCAATGTTCCACAGAGATGCTTTAGGATTAGCAATGATGCAAGACCTTAAAATTGAGGTTCAGAGGGATGCTAGTTTGAGAGCAGATGAGATTGTAGCAACAGCAGTTTATGGTGTTGGAGAGCTACAAGACAGCTATGGAATTGAAATACTAGCCGATTCATCAATCCAGTAATTTATTTCACTATGGGGGTGGGCAACCACCCCTTTTACTATAGGACTATTTTATGGACACAATTAAATTAGAAAGAAATGGTAGAGTAGTTGTAAGGTCAAAAGCTAACTATGAAATGAATAAATCAAATTTTGATTTAAGGGGTTTTAAAGAAGCATCTTCAAAGCCTAAACCACAGCCTAAAGTTGACACTCCAAAAGAAGAGAAGAAACCAGAAACAAAAAAGGCTGAATAATGGCTACAACTGAATTTGCCGTTGCAAACGCTGATTTGCAGAAAATCCAACCAGATATTTTAGGTTTTGGAATAACGGATTTTGGTGACCAATTACAACTAGCAGAAAATGATGTTCTAAGGCGTGTAAGAGAAGAATGGTGGGAAAGATACAGGCATCAAGTCAGATACAAGGACATTACAAAAATAACCACAGTTGAAATGACAAACAGTAAGCTGACCAACTCACAATGGACGCAATCAGTTGTTTATTTGACCTTATGGAAATACGTTTATCCTATTTTGACTAAATGGCGTGACCCAGACACAGGAGAGGGCAAAGACACCTTCCAAGTGCAGATTGACTTCTACAGGGATAGATATGAAGAGGAGTTTCAAGCTGTGTTAAGGGATGGCGTGGAATATGATGAAGATGGTGGTGGTACAGTAAGCGATAGTGAAAAAGAACCACTACATTATTTGAGATTAGTCCGATAATGGCAGTTGACGTAAAAGTTGACGTAAATGCTATAGCCGTCACAAACCTATTGAAGAACATAGGTAGGAAACAAAAAGCGGTAATACAGAAATCATTGAACAGGGTTTCTAATATGGCGGTTCTTATGATTACTAAGCGTACACAGTCTGGTAAGCTACCAGATGGTGGTCAGATGAGGGCATACGCTAAAGGCACAGTAAGAAGCCGTAAAAAGAGGGGTAGACAGACAGGCTTTGTAGACCTAACAGACACAGGAAAGATGTTTCGTAGCTTAGATTTCAAAACAGGTGGTTTAAAAAGCACATTATTCTTCTCAAACATGGAAAGAGCAAAGATAGCAAGTTACCACGATACATTTGGGGTAGGCAAAAGGCGTATTACAAGACCATTCTTTTCTATAGGCAATAAAGAAGAAGATAAGCTAAAAAAAGAGTTTGCGAGTTTTTATTTCAAAGAAATGCGATTATGAGCAAAAGAGAAAATATAGCAGGTGACATAATTACAAAGCTTGATGCGGTGACAAGTCCTATTGAGTTTAAAAAGATTACGAGAGAACCTTTTGAAGTAGAAGAACTTAGTGACGCTCAATTCCCTGCAATGTTCATTCAATCTGGGGATGAAACAAGGGAAGTATCAAGCATAGGAGATACAGGTGCAGGAACATATAGAGGAACGATAGACTTTCTCATTGTGGCTTTTGGTAAGGGTACAGATTCAAATATAGACACAGTTCGGAATCAAATTATAGAAGTTGTTGAAGAAACTTTAGATAATGATATAACTAGAAATGGTAATGCTATTGATACTCAAATAATCGAAGCATCTACTGATGAGGGTACAATATATCCTTATGGTGGTGTACGAATAACAGCAAGGGTGATATATGAATTTACTAGAGGGAGTGCATAATGGCTAAAAATGTGACTATGAAAAAAGGCGAAAGTATTATAAAATGCGTTGAAGACCATGTGGAACATTTTGAAAAAAATGGCTACAAGGTACATGACGAAAAGGCGGTTTCTAAAAAAGTCGAAAAACCTAAAGAAGAAAAGGAGTAAATTAAATGGCTACACATCACGGAAAAGAAGGGGTTGTTCATGTTGGGGGTACTGCGATTGGTAACGCAACAGGCTTCACCATAGACACTACACATGATGTAGTTGAGGACACAGCGTTAGGTGCTTCAATGAAATCATACTTAGTCGGTAGGGGTACATTCACTGCAACTATAGATATGAACTTTGATGAAACGGATTCTGGTCAAACAACATTAGTTCAAGGTGCTAGTGCTAGTTTTGAGTTCATGCCAGAAGGAAGTGCATCTGGAGATAGAAAGTTTTCTGGAACTGGTATCGTAACTGGAATGTCTGTAGGTGTTACATTAGATGGTGTAACAACTAGAACTGTTTCTTTACAAGGTAATGGTGGGTTGACCATAGGAACAGTCTAAAATGTCAGACCAATCAATTGACTACTTTGATGGTATTCGTGACCATTTTAGTCAGCTAGACACACAGATAATCGAAGTTCCAGAGTGGGGTTTGACTGGCGATAAAGCTATTTATACCAAACCTTTCAATATGCTTGAGAAACAAAAGATATTCAAGGGTGCTACGAATACTGATTTGCTTGTACTCATTGACGTTATCATTGAAAAAGCGTTAACGAAAGATGGCGATAAGATGTTTAACGCAAAGCATATTTTGGCCTTCAAAACAAAAGCTGACACAAATGTAATCGCAGACGTTGCCACAAAGATAATGGGAACAGGAAATGAAAATATTGAGGATTATAAAAAAAACTAAAGAATGACGCAGAGCTGCATAATATCTTTGGTTTAGCCGAAAAACTACACAAGACAGTTTCCGAAATCTTGCAAATGTCAGTTGAAGAATTTAATATGTGGATTGCTTTCTTTCAAATCCAACATGAAGAACGAGAACGACAAGAACGACTAGCAAAGGCAAGTAGATAAGTGGCAACAAAACAAGTAAATATAGACATCATAGCGAAGGACAAGACCAGACAGGCTATGAAGTCAGCGTCAACAGGTCTTAACAACTTAAAAAAATCTGTTTTCAATTTACAAACTGCCCTTATAGGAATAGGTGGCTCATTAGTCGCTAAAAGTTTTCTTGATACAGCAAGAGAAACGGAAAGACTACAAGTACGATTTAAGTTTCTATTTGATGATGTAAGAGAGGGCGAAAAAGCCTTTAGAGGTCTTACAGAATTTGCAAGTAAAGTACCTTTCAGCCTAGAGGAAATACAAAGGGGTGCAGGTAATCTAGCTGTCGTTTCTCAAAGTGCTGAAGAAATGAATAGATTACTGGCTATTACTGGCGATTTAGCTGTAGCAGGTGGTTTAGACTTTCAAACAACAGCAGAACAATTACAAAGAGTATTCTCAAGTGGTATTGCGTCAGCAGAACTTTTTAGAGAAAGAGGTGTTAGCGAAATGCTTGGGTTTCAATCTGGTGTTTCGGTAAATGCAGAGAAATCCAAAAAACACATTATAGATATTTTTGAAGAGGGCAGTAAATCCTTTGTTGGTGGCAGTCAAGTGATGGCAACAACCTTTGATGGGGTTGTGTCTATGATTGGCGATAAAGTAAGAACATTCAAACAAAGTGTAATGGATGCAGGGCCATTTGAAGCCTTAAAAGGCTCTGCACAACTGTTAGATGAGGCATTAACAAAAAACTTTGGTAGTATCGAAAAATCAGCCGAACTTGTAGGAGATGCCATTGTAGGAACAACTGTTAGAACGCTTTTATTTGCATCAGAAGTTCTTGATACCTTTAGACCAATTTTTAAATTTTTAGGTGATGGGGTAGCAAATCTAGTAAATTTTGTTAGAGCATTGCCACCACCAATAGACTCTTTGGGTGTTATTGGCTTCTTAATGCTTGGGAAAAAAGGCAAATTAGCAGTTGGTGTTATAGCAACTCAAATTGATAAAATAAGAGGAATGATTGCATCTCTTATTGATGCAGAAATTAAAGTTCAAGAAACAATGGGCAACCTCATTCCAGACTTTATGAAAACTGATGCTGACATCAAAGCTATGGATGATAGGCTAAAAGCTCTTAAAAAAAGAGCAGAGGAGTTAAGGCAACCTTTTGGAAAAGTGAATGAAATAGTTGAAGAAACTGGTCAAACAGGAAAAGTCGTTTTTGAAAATTTAGGTGTAGAAATTGACAGAGCAAGAGTAAGAGAAGAGGGATTTACTGGTGCGTTTTTTGAACAACTTGAAGCTTTAGAAAAAATCCTACAAAAAAATAAAGAAAGAAAAAAAGTTGCAACTGAAACGTCAAATGCAACTGTAACAGGTTTAGGAAACGAAAAAAAAGCACTGATGTCACTAGCAGAAGCACAAAAAGAAGCTACCAAAGCTGTTCAAGATGCGTTATCAGCTTCAGCACTGCCAACTATGGACACAGGCTTATTCTCAAACTTTTCTAAGGGTTTCAAGGAGGTTGCGGAATCACAAAAGGCAATTTTTACACAAATGCGTGATATAGGTGCATCAACATTTGATAGGTTAAAATCATCACTCACAGATTTTGTAATGACAGGCAAATTAAGTTTCGCTGATTTAGGCACTTTTGTAGTTCGGTCAATGGTTGAAATGCTTATAGGTGAAGCCATAAAGAATGCAATGAAAGGGTCGTTAGCAATGTTTAAAGCACAATCCATTAAGAAGGCCTTTATAAGCCTTTACGAGGGTGCTATGAAGACTTTTGCTTCCATACCCTTCCCCTTTAATATCGGTGCTGTAGGCGGTGCTTTGGCTTTTGGAGCAAGTATAATAAATAAGATAAAAGGTTTTGAAAAGGGGGGTAGACCGCCAGTGGGACAACCAAGCATTGTTGGGGAAAAAGGTGCAGAACTCTTTGTACCAGACCAAGCGGGAACAGTCGTACCAAATGACAAGCTAGGCATGGGTAAAGAGGTCACAGTAAACTTCAACATAAGCACAGTAGATGCTAGAGGTTTCAACGAATTATTGGTTAATAGTAGAGGTGTAATTGTAAACCTTATTAATAGTGCGGTAAACGAAAAGGGAAGAATGGCAGTCATATGAGTGGAGCATTACCATTAACAAACTTTACTGCTATAAATATCAAGAGTAATCAAAAAACTCTTGTTAGCGATACCGACAGCGGAAAGACATTTAGACGACAGGTGCAAGGCCAACGCTTTAGTTTTACTCTTTCATATCCTCCCATGACTAGAGCAGACTTTGCACCACTTATGGCTTTTATAATGAAACAGAGAAACAGAAAAGAAGATTTTACAGTCACATTCTCAAACTATCTAAATGCACAGGGAAACGAAACAGGCACTTTGTTAGTAAATGGGTCACATTCGGTTGCCGATACGACTATAGCTATTGATGGCTTTGCAGGGGATGGTGCAGGTAGATTAAAAGCAGGTGATTTTATAAAGTTCGCACACTCTAAAGTGTATATGGTTGTTGAAGATGTAACCAGTTCAAGTAATGCGTCTACAGTCACTATAGAACCACCATTAAGAGAAGCTTTAGGAGATGATAGTGCTGTTACTTATGATTCAATACCTTTTACAGTTCACCTTACAAGTGATGTTCAAGAGTTCGCAACAGGACAAAATGACAAGGATGGAAACTTATTATTTAACTATGAGTTTGATGTAATAGAGAGTTTGTAAGATGTGTAAGTTATTGATTTTACTGAATAAAATCCCAGGATAAACATGGCTAGAGGTTTAACAAGTGCGGTAAAAACAGAACTAGCTACAGGTAATATAAACCCAGTATTATTAATCGAAATAGAGTTCTCAACACCAGTATATTTAACTAATGCAAGTTTTGACATTACATCTAGTGTTTCTGGTACATCAAGAACCTACGCATCAAACGGACATTTTAGAGGTATAACAGGCGTAAGCGAAACAAATAAGCCTACTAAAAACTCATTAGCACTTACGTTATCTGGTGTTGACCAAACATATATTGCTCTTGCACTTAGCGAAAACATAATAAATAAAGAGGTGTATGTTTACAGGGGGTTTTTAGACGCAAACCAAGCAATAATAGCTGACCCATTTTTATTATTTTTCGGAACTATTGATGAATTTAGAATAAAAGACACTACAACAAAAGCTACTTTAGTCTTAAATATCACATCACATTGGGGAAACTTTAGCAAAACAAGTGGGCGAACAACTACTGACAACTCACAAAAAAGATTTTTTACTGGTGATAAGGGCATGGAATTTTCTGCTTTATCTGTTAGAGATATCAAATGGGGTAGAGAATGACGAGCGTTCATTTATATCAAGCAGAACAAAAAGACTTTCAAAATGTTTATGATTTGCTCATTGAGTTCAAAGAATTTGACCTAAAAGATGCACGACTACCAGACATAGATGAAACTAAGTTAACAAATTGTATCAATGTAATTCTAAAAAAAGGTAAGATAATATTAGCGAAAGATTTGGATAAAAAAGAGCTTATGGGGTTGTGTATGTTTCACAAGTCAGAATATTGGTTTAGTAAAGAGCAACTAATGAATATTCATGTTCTTTATATCCGAAAAAGTTTTAGAAATTTTAAGTTAGTAAAAACAATTATCGATTCGGTCAAAAACGTATCGGAGGGTTTGCCAATAAGTCTTTCTGTAACGTCTGGATTGCATATAGACCCAGTATTTGAAAAGTTAGGATTTGAAAATATGGGTAGTAATTGGAGATTGCTTTAAATGTGTGATTTAAGAGATATAGAACGTGGTATAGGCGATTTTGTTAGCGACGTTGTTGGTTTCGTTGAAGACGTTGTAGACGTTTTTGTAGACGTAATTCAAGAGGTTATTGGGTGGATTGTTCCCCAACCAGAAATTCCAGATTTTGGTGACCAAGATGTGGAACAGAACGCAAAAGGGGTTCTTGTAAACAAGTTTAGTGCCAATGCTCATATTCCTGTTGTATATGGAACAAGAAAAGTCGGTGGTAATGTGGTGTTTTTGGAAACTTCTGGTGCTGATAATCAATATTTGTATATGGCTTTAATTCTAAGTGAGGGGGAAATAGATAGTGTACAAAGTCTATTTGTAAATGACCAACAAGTTACTTTATCAGGTGCTTTAACTGATGGAACACGTAGAACAGTGTCAGCTAGTGACTCTAATTTTTATGATACTGAAAATTCAAATAGTTTGATAACAGTAGAAGCGTTTTTAGGAACAGACACGCAAACAGCGTCTTCTTTATTAGATCAAAGACAGTCATGGACAACAAACCACAGGCTTAGAGGGTTAGCATATCTTGCCCTTAGATTTGAATGGAACGCTGATAAATTTGGTTCTGTACCCAACGTCCAAGCTATAATAAAAGGAAAAAAGGTCTACAACCCTAATTTAGACACAACAGTTACAGGTGGTAGTGGTAGCCACAGAAAAGACACAAGTTCCACTTGGGCATATTCTGATAACCCAATATTACAAATGCTAGACTATCTCAGAAACGATAGATTCGGCATGGGTATAACAAACAGCTATTTCGATAGTAATTTTGCCGATTGGCAAACAGCAAGTGATGTATGCGATACCAATATAACCCCTTTTAGTGGTGCAAGTCAGATAGACTTGATGGATAGCCACATGGTTGTCGATACATCAAAGAAAGCCATTGATAACGTAAAAGAATTTGTAAAGGGTTCACGCTCTTATCTTAACTTTTCTGGTGGTAAGTATAACGTCTTAGTGGAAACAACAGGCACAGCATCTATAAGCCTTACAGAGGACAATATTATAGGTGGTATTCAGATAAGCAGCAAAAATAAAAACTCACGTTATAACAGGGTAATTGTAAACTTTATAAATCCAGATAAAAACTATCAAGCTGACTCAGCACAATTTCCCCCAGTAGATGAAACAGGTTTAGCTACAGCCGATACTTTTGATGAAATGAAAACAGAAGATGGTGGAATACTACTTGAAGGACGTTTTGACTTTCCAATGTTAACAAATGTGCATCAAGCACAGGAAATGGCGGAAATAATACTTAGACGCTCAAGAACTAGCCTAGATGTTTCACTAAAAGCAGATGCAACAGGCTTAGATTTATCCATAGGTGACTTGGTTAATATAACTCATGCAACCCCTGCTTTTTCTGCAAAAGCCTTTAGAGTTCAAGGATTAAGCATAGGCACAGACCATACAGTAAGTCTACAATGTTCAGAGCATCAAGATAGCTTTTATGCGTTTGGTCTACAGTTAGCACCGCCAGATATACCAGATACAACTTTACCAAACCCTTTTAGTGTTCAAGCACCTGTTATAACAGTGACGGATGAACTTAGAGTTCTAAACGAAGAAGCGATAAGTGTTTTGGTGGTTGAAGCAACAACCGCAGATTTATTTGCTACCGATTTTGAAGTACAAGCGAAAAAAAGCACAGATACGAATTTTATCAACTTAGGAAAAGCAAGTGGACGTAGATTTGAACTAATAAATGTTGAAGATGATGCGATTTACAATGTAAGGGCAAGAACAGTATCCTCAATTAGCCGTTCTGTATTCACTACCACTACACACCAGATTATAGGTAAAACCGCACCACCAGAAACAGTAACAAATTTTTCCATAAATATAATTCAAACAGAAGCACATTTATCTTGGACACCAGTAGGCGATTTAGACTTATCACACTATAGAATAAGACATTCAAGAGATACAACAGCAAGTGCAACCTATGCAAACTCAGTTGACTTGATTGCCAAAGTTTCAAGACCTGCTAATACGGCTGTAGTACCTGCTATGACAGGCACATATTTTATAAAGGCAGTAGATAAACTAGAAAATGAGTCACTTGACGCAACATCTTCTGTAGCGATTATACAAAATATCAAAGACCTCAATGCGGTGGCTACATCAACACAAAGTCCAACATTTTCTGGAACAAAAACAACTACTGTTGTGGTGGGTAATGAACTTAGACTAGGAACAAGCATTTTATTTGATAGCGGTGCAGGTAATTTTGATACCACAGGGGGTTTATTTGATGGTGGTGGTGGTAAAGTGGCATCTAGTGGCACTTACGACTTTGATAATGTAGTAGACCTAAGTGCGGTTTTTACAAGTCGAGTGACAGCAAATATAACCATGACAAGGGTAGATTTTGGATTAAATTTTAATGATGCAACAGGCAACTTTGACGATAGAGAAGGTTTATTTGATGGGGATGCAAATGAGTTCGGTGATACAAATTGCGAACTACAAATAGCGACCACAGAAGATGACCCCTCTAGTGGAAGTGCAACATTTACAGCCTTTCGCAAGTTTTTTGTCGGTGACTATAAAGCAAGGGGTTTTAAATTTAGGGCATTGCTTACGTCTTCAGATTCCGAAGCTACTCCTAGCGTTAGTGCGTTGTCTGTAACTATAGATATGCCAGATAGAATAGTAGCAGAAAACGACATAGCTAGTGGCACAGGTACAAAAGCTATTACATTTAGTCCTGCATTTAAATCACTACAAGGGGTAGGAATTTCAGCACAGAACTTGGCTAGTGGAGATTTCTATGCTATAACAAGTAAAAGTGCTACTGGTTTCACGATACAATTTTTCAATAGTGGAGGTTCCGGAATAAATAGAACTTTCGATTATGTAGCAAAAGGGTTCGGTGAATTAGTAACATAAAGGAGAAAAGATGGCACAACACGACTACATTATAGACAACCAAACATTTCCCGCCACAAGGACAGACATAAATAATGTTTTACAAGCGATTGTTTCGGTAAATAGTGGGTCTTCAGCACCTAGCACAACTTATGCTTATCAACTATGGTACGACACAAGCAACAATATTTTAAAAATCAGAAACGCTGATAATGATGCTTTTATAAATTTATTTACCTTCAATCAAACAGCCGATACAGCTGAAGTTTCCGCAGGGGGTGGAGCAGGGTTTTTTCAAGGTGACAACGGCAATCAAGGTGACACAACGAATGGGAAAAAAGACATATTTAGAACCCATGAACAGGAACTAAACACAAATACAACAATAGCGTCTGGAGATAACACAGGCTGTTTTCATAGCCTTTCAATAGCTTCTGGCATAACATTAACAGTTAGTGGAAATCTGGTGATAGCATGAGTTCAACAATAAAAGTCAATAATATACAAAATCTAGCAGGTGATGATTCTGGTATAGACCTTTCCACCAATGACCAAATAATTTTAAAAACTGCTAACACTACAGCAATAACAGTAGATAGCTCACAGAATACAAAAATTGCATCAAATCTTGATGTTGGAACTATTAGGGCAACAAATGGCACTTCTGCAATGACTATAAATAGTAGTGGCCTTATTCTACCAAGAATACCTATTCTATCACTCAACGCAACTAACACAGACCAAGCTATAAGTGCAGGTACTACAACAAAAGTGGAATGGGAAACTGTGCAAGTAGACACGCTTAGTGGTTGGGATAGTACTAATAATAGATATACCCCAACAGTAGCAGGATTTTATTTAGTTGGTGGGGTAATAAGAGTGCAGATGGTTATTGTTGAAACTATAGTCATGAGAATTAAGAAAAACGGTGCAACTGACTCTGAGGATATAGAAAATTCACTTGTACATCAATTTAATGGCCCGAATTCTGACATATTCGATAATGGAAGCTATCCAATCCCAACAGGGCTTATGCAAATGAATGGAAGTAGTGACTATCTGGAGGTGTTTTTTTCATCTGAGGAAGCTTGTACAATCCATGATTCTCCAACTTTTAAATCTCATTTCTTTGCACAACTCGTACATGCTACATAGGAGAAAATAATGTCAGAAATAAAAGTAAACAGCGTTGTTAACTCTACAGGCGATAATGACAGTGGTTTAGATTTAGCTACTAATGACCAAGTAAAAGTAAAGATTGCCAACGCAGAGGACTTCATATTCAAAGCAAATAGTTTAGAGGTACAAACAGGCTCTAATATAGATATGAATGGCACAGAGCTAATTCTTGATGCTGATGGGGATACGAGTATTGAAGCTAGTACAGATGATACTATTGTTATTGATACTGGTGGCTCAGAAGCCATGAGGATAACGGCAGACAGAGATGTCTTAATAGCAAAAACAGCAGAGGGCGTAGGCACAGCAGGTTTTGAGGTTCAAAATACTGGTAAAGCACTCATAACTGTAGATGGTGCTAGATGTCTTGATTTGAATAGGCTCACAGATGTTGGTCAGGTTTTTGTAGTAAAAACTGGAGGCAATCAAAGAATAGCTTTAGGTGGCGACGGAGGTGCAGGATTTATTGATGGTGCATCTGGTGACACAGGCTTAAAATTTGAAGGTTTGCACATTAGACCTCGTGACAATGGTGCTGACGTTGATAACTCTGTTGATTTAGGAAATTCATCATTTCGTTTTGATGACATCTTTGCCACAAACTCCACAATCAATACATCTGACCAAAATGAAAAGCAAGATATAGCAAGTGCCACAGCTAAAGAACTAAACGTGGCTAAAAAGCTATCTGCGTTATTCAAAACATTCAGATGGAAAGATAAAGTTCAAGAAAAAGGTGACAAGGCTAGAACGCACACAGGGATAGTAGCACAAGAGATACAATCAGCATTTAGTGCAGAGGGATTAGATGCGTCTAATTATGCATTATTTACATCAGACACATGGTACGAAAAAGATAACGAAATTTATGAAACAAAAGAAGAAGCACCCAAAGACGCAACTGAAAAGACAAGACTAGGGGTGCGATATCCAGAGTTATTTTCTTTTATTTTTTCATCTATAGAAACAAGACTAACAGCATTGGAGAGCAAATAAATGAGTACACTAACAGTAGGAACAATAGCAGAAAAAGTCACTGATGCAGGGGTTGCGGTTGATGGTGTAACACTAAAAGATGGGGGTGCAACTTTTACAAGTGCGGTGGGTGTAACAGGCAACACAACGATTACAAGCGGTAATTTAGTTATTGGAACATCTGGAAATGGTATAGATTTTTCAGCTTCAGGTGATAGTTCGTTAGCAACACAGGTTCAGAATGAACTTTTAGACGAATATGAGCAAGGATTTTTTACTCCAATATATAAAGGGGCAGATAGCAACCCAACAATTACTTATGATGGTACTGTGGGAAACGAAGGATATTATGTAAGAATAGGTCGAATGTGTTTTATTCAAATAAACATAAGAACAGATGCAGTTTCTGGTGGTAGTGGAAATCTTAAAATAGGGGGTTTGCCCTTTACTACTCCAAACAAAACGTCGCAAGGTGGTAAAGGAAGTTTTGCTGTAGGTGGTGCTTTTTTGTGGGGGGGTGATTCTCCTTGTGGTGCTACCATTGACGAGGGTTCAAGTAATATTCAACTTAATCATAGAACGTCTGCAAATGCAAATATGTCGCTCACACAAGTCAGCGATTTGGGGACTGGTGCAAATGACAATCAAATACATTTAAGTGGGTGTTATTATGTTGAGTAAGTTTATAAAATTTATAAAGGTGAGGAAAAAATGGCAATAACAAAAGAAACAATTCAAGATAAATTAGAAATAGTGAGTGACTTTAAACACATACACGTTAGGACAGCTACAATTATAAAAGAAGATGGCAAAGAAATATCACGCTCTTATCACCGCCACGTTGTTTCCCCAGATAGCGATAGTTCAAAAGAAAGTGCAGATGTAAAAGCAATGGTGAAACAATTCCACACAGACGAAGTAAAAAAAGCTTATGCAGCTCACTTGGAGAGTAATAAGTAAAAATGACCAAAGCAGATATAAACGCAATACTCATGGAACTGAGCGTACTTAAAAACGATATGTACCACTTTAGACAGGACATGGAACGCAGGGTTTCACGACTAGAAAGAATAGTTATTTCTATAACCGCCTTTTATGTAATAAGTTCATTTGGGGTAATCTTCAACACTATAGTGCTATAAATTGACTACAGGGGGGTTGTTAAATGTTTGACCCTGTTAGTATAAGTGCAAGTCTAGCGGTCGCTAGTACGGCTTTTAACGGCATTAAAAAGGCATTTCATGCAGGTCGTGAGCTTGAATCTATGTCGCAAGACCTATCTAGGTGGATGGGTGCTGTTTCTGATATTGATAACGCACACAAGTCAGCCAAAAACCCCTCATTACTAAAAAAGGTTATGAATGGCAAAACTATTGAACAAGAAGCCATTGAAGCATTTAGTGCTAAACAGGCGTTAGAACAACAAAGGAATGATTTACGCACCTATATCCAATACAGCTATGGACAGTCAAAATGGAACGAATTAATCCGCATGGAGGGGGAAATCCGTAATAGAAGAAAAAAGGAGGTTTACGATAAACAGCAATTTAGAGAAAAGGTTATAACGTATGTCGCTTTGGCAGTGGTTTTGGTTGTTGGTGTTGGTGCTTTGGTGCTTTTTAGTTTTACCCTTATGGGCGTTGACAGAGGGTGGTGGCTATCAAACTAGAGATAAATGCGTCAGAAAAGAAGGTGGACAAGAAACCTTTGAGTGGGTTTGTACCAATGGATATGTGATATATTTAGCACAGTCGGACAATATAAAGAACTGTTTTACCTGTTTTCTCAAAAAATTTAGTGACTGGACATGGGAACAAGAAATCAGAAAAGGAATGAGAGAAGACCCAAAATATATAACCTGTAGGAGATATAAAAGAGTGAAAGCAAAGAATGGTCAACAAGTCTGTTTATATAAAGGTGCAAACGATACATATACGCTAGTGGTTGAAGGGAGTTGCCCAGTGCAGTATTCTTGTCGTTATGACCCACATGGTAAACCACCCAATATTGACCAAGTTGTAGACTCACTAAATGATAGTTTTAAAAAATGACATTGTTATTCGTGCTTGTTATTCTCGAAGGAACACAAATATATGACGAGTCTATAGAATATGGTAGTATTGATAAGTGCAACTGGTATGCAGAAAAGATTAATTTCTATAATGAAAGACAAACAAGGAATACGTTTTCAGCATATTGCAAACCAAAAGTAGTAACGAGAAAAGAATGACACAGAAGAAACTAGAAAAAGATTCAAAATATAACGAAATGGACGCTAACAGGGATGGTGTTATTTCCGATATTGAAATTGATAGTTGGCAACAGACCGAAGAAGTCAAAAGAATAAACAGAAAGCAAAAACACCAGAGAAACATGGCGTGGGTTTCTCTAGGGTCTATGTTGGTATTCACAATAATAATGTTTACGCCCTTAATACCAGACTCACGAATAAAATTACTCACAGACCTATCAAACCTATTTTATCTGGCACAAGCAGGGATAGTTGGTGCTTTTATGGGGTTTTCGGTCTTAGATAGAACAGGGATGAAGAAATGATAACATTACTTGGTAGCCTATTAGGATTTGGCACAAGCTTTCTACCAGAAGTCCTAAATTATTTCAAAAGAGGACAGGAACAAAAGCACGAATTGCAAAGAATGAAAATGGAAATAGAACTAATGGCTAAAAGGTCAGAGTTCAAAATTCAAGAACTGGACAAAGAAGCTGAAATAAAAGAAGCAGAGGGGTTATATAAACATGATAGCGTGGATGCAGGGGGTTTTATCAACGCATTACGAGGTAGTGTGCGTCCTGTTATCACTTATGCTTTTTTTGGCTTATTCGTTGCCATCAAAGTGACTGCTTTGATTAGCCTTATGAGTTTACCAGAAATGCAACTAAACATGGCTCTTAGTATGATTTGGGATGACCAGACCGCAGGTTTATTTTCGGCTATTATGGCATTTTGGTTTGGAAATAGGGCAGTTAGCAAGTATTATAGAGCAAAAGGGTGAACATTGAACACAGAAGCAATAATAACCCATATATGTGTAGTTTTTGTTGGAGTGGTGTTAGTATATTTTTTTATATTTTAAGAAAGGGTAAACAATGGCTTTCACATTATCACAAAGAAGTTTAGGACGATTAGACGGAGTAAATAATAAATTACACTCAGTAGTTACTACAGCTATAGGTCTTTCAAATGTCGATTTCGGGGTCACTTGTGGACTCAGAACTGAAAAAGAGCAAGAGGATTTAGTGGCAAGAGGTGCGTCACAAACTATGAAAAGCAAACACCTTACAGGAGATGCGGTAGACGTTGTGGCGTATATTGGCTCACGCATTTCTTGGGAACTAAACCTGTATGACGATATTGCGGATGCGTTCAAAGAAGCATCAGTAAGAGAAGGAGTCGGAATAAGATGGGGTGCTTCATGGCATATCCCAGACTTAAGAGATTGGGAGGGTACGGCTGAAGAAGCAATGAACTCTTATATAGACCTAAGACGTTCTCAATCGCGTAGAGCGTTCATTGATGCCCCTCATTTTGAGCTTGTAAGTGATTGATTTTATTGAATAAATCCCAGGGAACAAAGACATGAAAAAAATATACATGAAGCTTTATGATTTCTTCTCAAGCATAGCGAGTTATTTTTTAAAAAAATCATTGAACCAAAAAACCAAAGGGGGGTATCATGGCACTAACACCAAAGCAAAAAAAACTACCAAAAGGACTACAGGAAGCAATTCTAAAAAGTCAAAAAAAAGGTAAAAAGAAGAAAGGGAAAAAATAATGCCATATCATTATGGAAAAGGGTCACATTCATCACCCATGAAAAAGAAAAAGAAAAAAACCAAAAAAATGAAAAGAAAAAAGCGTTAAATGGTTTTAGTCAAATCTATTAAGAAGTTCACAGCGAAACTCAATAAAACACAACAAAAAGCTATGAACCGCCACGCAAGACATCATTCATTGAAACACATGAAAGAAATGGCTAAAGACCTAGAGTCGGGTAGAACTTTCGCACAAGCACATACAAGAGCAATGCGGAAAGTCGGGAAATGATAGGTTTTACAACCACAGCTACTATTTCTGAACTCATAGACAAAAGACCTATAGGACGTAAACGAAAACGTACCAGAAAGAACAAAATGCCCTTCAAAGGCAATTTAAAGGCCGTACAGCGTCTATTACCGATAAAAAGGGTAAAGTATTAAGTAAAATATTTAAGACCTTACAGGCACGTTTATTTCGATTATCTCTTTCACTTGGTCAAGACATTCAGTAACCCCACCTTTAACAATAAAATGAGGTGTACCCATTGCTTTTGATTGTACCGCCCAAAGCTTTTGAGCATCAGACAGCCTACCTTTTTGTGTTTTCAACTCAATATAAAGCACCCTGCCCTCTGGATACTCAATAATAATATCTGGACAACCAGACTTCAAACCCATCTTTTTCATCTTTAAATGATAGCCAATAGACTTTTGACCTTCATTCGGTACATGGAAATGCCTGAAGTGATAGTATTTGCACAAGTAATTTAGGTAGTCATTGCAAGATATTTGTATGTCTGATTCTTTCGTCATGGGGGTAAAGTCTAAG